GCCATGCTTGCGGGAGTTTTACCGATTGGGGAGTGACCATTTTCGTGGCGTCACGAAAATGATGCAACCCGCCGAGCTAGTGTTCATGCGGCTCTGCGGGCGGTAAAAATTATTTTCACTTTTTGAAAAATAATTGTTTACAAAAAATCAAATGCGTGAGATAGTCATTCCAGATCGAAGGCACCACGCCGACGACGAAAACAAAAAAACCAAATCAACAAAATGAACACCATTGAAATCCCAATCAACAAACCCACCGAAATCAAAATAGGATCCAAATGCTACAAAGTTGCTATCACCGGAATTCGTGATTGGAAATCAGACGACGCCACCGTTATCCGCAAATATCTGACCATCGGCTCTCCCGGCATCAGCGAGGTTTCCGGCGCATATATTTCTATGTCTACACCTATCCCTCGCCAGTGTGATGTTGTTGTTGAAACTGCCGCCGGTTCGGTTGTATGGACCCCCGCAGCCGGTGGAATCACCGGAGCCAAAAAAACTGCAATCAACAACTGGTTCATTGCCGCCATCTCTTAACACTCAAAAATATGAAAATCACAATCCGCCACGACCAAAACAGCATCGACCCATCCGCAACCTACACCGAAGAGCAATTTGCCCAGGTCAAAGATTCGCTGGAACGGGAATATACAAAAGCACTCCTCGCCGAATATCCTGACGCTGATATCGAATTTGAGGAATCAACAGACACCAACGCAATCGTTATAAAAAACAGCGGTCTCGATGACCCCAGCGAGATCGAGGACAACATCCAGCGCATCACAGAAACCGTTTTCGAGACAGGGCTTTTCTGGCTATGAAAAAAAACACCACCCACGGCGGACCGCGCAGAGGCGCGGGCCGTCCGAAAGGAAAGAAGAACGCCAACGCCAGAGGCCGCACAGCCGTCACACGCTCTGTCTCCATGCAGCCCGAGTCATGGAGGAAGCTGGATCTTCAGCGCGGCACGCAGTCGCGAGGGAAGTTTATTGCATGGCTTCTTTGACACCCGCGCCCAAGGATGGCGCAAAATTCCACTTTCTTCGGACTTCCGCTTGCGACGCTTCAAAGCTTGCAGGAAAAATATATCGCATGTCTTGAGGCAATCGCCGTTGCGGGGGCGAGTTACAGCATCGCGGGACGGTCATTTACTCGAGCCAATTTGACCGAGGTCTCGAACATCGTCGGGCAGTTGCAATCTGCCATCGAATACGCAAGTGGTTCAAGAGTGAAACGTACCGTCACCGCATTTTCGACACAGCGACCCTAATATGAAACAAGACTTTTTTACGCGCGCTCTGGCAGTTGTCGCACCGAAGGCGGCAATGGCTCGCATGATTGCGCAAGACCGCCTGCGCAATTTCGGGCGGTTCGACGCGGCGCTCGAATCCAGCAAGCGCGGCATATCGCGCAACATTGCCGGTGGCGAGGACACGAGCGGCACAGCCGAGCGTTACAAGCTCATCCGCGCTGCTCGCGATCTTGCCGACAACTTCCCACCGGTGCGCTCGTTACTACTGAAATTTGCCACCTACGTCTCGGGCCGACTCTCCTACCAAGCCCGCACCGGAAACAAAGACCTCGACGCGCAGGTTGAGCGATACTGGAATGACTGGTGCGCCAAGTGCGATTTCCTACGGAGGCATGATTTCACGTCACTCTTGCAACTCGCTGTCATGGCAATCCTACGCGATGGCGACTGCGGATTCGTTATCGTCCGCGAAGCCGGCGAACTCCGCTTGCAGAGCGTGGAGGCCGACCGCATCGGATCGCCTTACAATCGGTTGATCGACTCGGACAAATACATCGGCGGCATCATGCTGGACGAATACGGCAGGCCGGAGAAATATCAAATCTACGTCCGCACGATAAACAACCAATACATTGATTCGACTGACATCGACGCCGCGGAGTTCATCCATCTATTCGACGCCACGCGACTGGACGAATATCGCGGGCGCTCCGCATTTGCCACGGCGCTCAACGCCGCGCGTGACTTGCAAGAGGCACTGAAGGCCGAGATCCAAGCAATCAAATACGCATCATATCAAACCGGCGTCATCACCACCGAGAACGGATCGGCGGACGCATCCGACTACTTCGCGACCAGCTCACGGAATGACAACGGCCAAACCGAGAAGCTCTCGAATATCGACCCCGGCGCGATCAATTACCTCTCTCCTGGCGAGAAGATGGAAATGTTCCAGAGCGAGCGCCCAGGCGGGGCGTTCGGCGAGTTCATCCGGCTCGTGCAGTCGCACATCTGCATGAGCGTCGGGTTGCCCTACGGCTTCGCGTTCGACGCAGACAAGAGCGGTCCCATGGCCCGCATGGAGGCAGCTATGGCCGAGCGCACGTTTGCTCGGTGGCGTGGGCTTCTGGAATCACAATTCCTCAACCGCATTAAGAACATCGTCCTTCTCGACGCCGCTGCGCGTGGGGAGATTGACGATTCGGAGTTTTTGCTTGACGGCCGCTGGTGCTGGCCAGCAAAGGTCAGCATCGATTACGGACGCGAAGCGACTGCCGACATCGCGCTCTGGAAAGCGGGACTGAAAACAGCCGGGCAGATTTACTCGGACGCTGGCGAGGACTACGAAGAAGCACTTCGCGCAAGGGCGAAAGAGGCTAACATGATAAAAGAACTCGGGCAGGAATTTGAAATTCAAGCCAGCCGGATTTCTGATTCGGTGCCTGAGTCAGCAATCGACATTACGCCTGAGATTGGCGAGGTTGCTCCGCTCATCGAAACCATCGGCATCGGTGGCACGGATGCGCTCTCGGGAATCCTCGCATCAATGGGACGCGGCGAACTTTCGCCCGAACAGGTTGGTATTATTCTCCGCACGGTTTTTGGAATGGATGAAGCCAGCGCAAACCAAATCACGAACGCAGAGCCAGCCCCGACACCCGCACCGCAACAGGCCACAGCCTCGCAATTCGAGGACGGCAAAAACAAACCGACTTCTGGCATGGTTGCCGAAGCAAAAAAGGGATTGGAGTGGCGTACGAAATACAATCGCGGCGGGACGAATGTCGGAGTTGCACGCGCTCGCGACATATCAAACGGGAAGAACCTTCCTGACGATACTGTGAAGCGCATGCACAGCTATTTTTCACGACACGAAGTTGATAAGAAGGGGCAGGGTTTTCAACCAGGCGAGGAGGGCTTTCCGTCCGCAGGCCGCATTGCATGGGCATTGTGGGGCGGTGACGCTGGCCAGACATGGGCAGCGGCCAAGGCGCGCCGCATCTCCGCAAAGGAAGCAGCCAAGAATGGCCTGAACATGAAATTCCAACGCGACGCACACGGACGGGTTGCCAGCCTATCGATTCCAAGCCCGACCGAGTTTGTCATTCCATCCCCTACGGGCGGCGAGTCTGAAAAAGATTTCGTTGCTCGCTGTATGGCGGATGACACCATGCTTGCAGAATTTCCAGACACAACCGAACGCGCGGCAGTCTGCTACGCACAACTTAAATCAAAATGATAGCACAAGGAATCGCACTCTCAGCCAAGCAAGCATTTTTGCTCGGCATCCACCAATCGACTGACACCTACAAGATCGCGCTCTATACGAGCCGCGCAACGATCGGGCCGGAACTCGCGCACTACACCGAGGCGGGCGAGGTCAGCGGGCCAGGCTATGAGCGAGGCGGCTACGTCTTGACAGGCTTCAAGAACGGCATGGCAGGCCGCAGCGCTTTCGTGACGTTCAACGATCTCAAAATCGACCGCGCATCCTTTACGGCACACGGCGCGATTATCTACAACGCTTCGAAAAACAACTCCGTGATTTGCGCGTTGAATTTTGGCGCGGATCGTTCTGTTTTCGATGGGTCGTTTGAAATCAAATTCCCCGAACCTACCGAGAAAAACGCACTTATCTTGCTCGCATGATTGGCGCAAACATCCAGCAACCATCCACCGGCGGCGGGATTTCAGACGGAGATAAAGGCGACATCACAGTCTCCGCATCCGGCGCAACTTGGACAATCGACAACGGCGTCGTCACAAATGCGAAACTCGCAGACGTTGCCACTGCTACATTTAAAGGCAGGGCAACCGGCGGAACAGGCTCGCCCGAGGACTTGACGAGCGCGCAAGCAACCGCATTGCTCGACGCTTTCACCTCTACGCTTAAAGGTCTCGCTCCAGCATCAGGCGGAGGCACGTCAAATTTTTTACGCGCGGATGGTACGTGGGCTGCACCAGCAGGCGGATCAAACGAACCTGCCGACGATGTTTTTCGAATTGTCGGATCAGCGGACGATACGCGGAAAATAGCATTTGAAGCCGACGGGATTTCCGACGAAACCACTCGCACATTTACCGCGCCGAACCGAAGCGGGACGATGGTTGTCTCCGACACCACCGCAGGCAGCGGATCGGATATCGTCAACAATATCGTGTCTTTGACGCAAGCAGAATACAACGCCATTGGATCGCCGGACGCGACGACGCTTTACCTCATAACAGACCCATAAATAATATGCCACTTTTACAAAAAGGATACCTCGGTTCAACCCCGCTTTTTCGGAACATCCCGTTTTTTGCGGGGCCACAAGTTACAGCTTCGAACTCAAACACAGCCACAATAACTGTGACGGCCTCGGCCAGTACCAATAC